GCTAGAACAAATGGCCAATGTACCAGTAATCATCGATCGCTGGGCACTGAGTGAAGCAGCATACGGCAATGTGTATAGAGACGGTCCTTGTTACGACACGGTCGAGCTCATGCAGGAAGCAATAAAGGCATATCAACCAGTGTTAATTTACTGCAAAAGTGAAAGCACACTGGCAAATTTTGAAAGAACAAAACATGAACGAAATGAGATGTTTAGCGACATTTCACCAGTAATTAATGAATTTGATAATTTAGTCTCGTCAGGCAAATACGGAGTACATGTTGCGTATGATTTTGCGCAGCACAACACTGATTTGTTTGTCGAGGCATTTGCGGCAAGTCATTAGGAGAGAGCATGTCAACAATAGTAGCTGACGTTTATTCATTACAAGCAAAATACGGTTTTAACCATCAACCATTAGACATTAATAAATTACACTTTCGCGGTGAACAGATAGAAGAAGAGCTGTCTGAATATGGTGCCGCACTTTCACAGGGCGATGCTGAAGGCATGGTCGACGCTTTAATTGATATCACTGTCTTTGCACTTGGAACATTAGCGATAGCTGGTGTCGACATCCAAGAAGCATGGGATGAAGTGCATATAGCCAACATGGCTAAAGAAAGAGGTATCAAGCCTGGTCGCGAACAAAGCGGCGGTTGGGATTTAATTAAGCCAGACGATTGGAGTGCACCAGAACATGACGGAAACACAGGATTCATCAGCGACGTTTTTAGCCCATCTACCATGCGAGAAGTGCGGTAGCTCTGACGCTAACTCATTGTATGACGATGGTCATACTTACTGTTTCTCGTGCAATAGTTATGGAGCTGCAGATGAAACGACGAAATCCGATAGCGAGGATACTCCGTTCACCACAGTACAAAACAAGGGTGACGAAGAAGCGCACAGCTTATACTCGCAAGGTCAAACACAAGCACTCAAATCCCGAAATATCAATGCCGATACGGTACGACATTTCGGGTACCGAGTTGCAGGTGGTCGTCACGTTGCACCATATTATCGCAATGGCAGCCTCGTTGCTGTCAAAACAAGAGACAAAGAAAAAAACTTCCGCATAGTTGGTGACGGCTCAAACTTACCTTTGTTTGGCCAATGGCTGCAAGCAAAAGGCAAAAGGCTTTTTGTAGTCGAAGGTGAGATTGATGCTATGTCACTTTCTCAGGCACTAGGCAACAAGTGGCCAGTGGTATCTGTACCACAAGGCGCACAAGCTGCTCCTAAGGCCATCAGAAGAGAACTAGAGTGGCTTCAGAATTTTGATGAAGTTGTCTTTATGTTTGACTCAGATGGGCCAGGCAAAGAAGCAGCTAATGCGTGTGCAGAAGTATTAGAGCCAGGTCGAGCACATGTGGCTCAACTACCACTCAAAGACCCGAATGAAATGTTAATTGCAGGGCGAGTTAAAGAGCTGATTAGTGCAGCTTGGAATGCTCCGCAATACAGACCTGATGGGATTATCGCTGCTAAAGACTTATGGGATGTGGTGAGCAGGCAGGAAGCAGCGCCTGCCATTGATTACCCTTTCGCAGGGCTAACAACCCTCACAAGAGGAATGCGGAAGGGTGAGCTAGTAACGGTCACAGCAGGTTCCGGTATAGGTAAATCTGCTTTTGTCCGCGAATGCGCTCACCATCTCATCAAACAAGGAGAACGTGTTGGCTACATCGCACTTGAAGAGAGTGTTAAGCGAACGTCACTTGGCCTTATTGGTATAGAGCTTAACAAGCTGCTGCACATTGATGCTCAGAACGTTAAGTCTAGTGAGTTACGTAGTGCGTTTAATACTCTTTTTGGTGATGGTCGCGTATATTTGTACGATAGCTTTGGCAGCGTTGCTGTCGACAATATCATTAATAAAATACGTTACTTGGCCAAAGGACTCGAGTGTTCTTGGATTATACTTGACCACATTTCTATCCTTATTAGTGGGCTTGATATTGTGGACGAGCGTAAAGCGATTGATGTCTGTATGACACGATTGAGAACACTCGTAGAAGAAACAGGCATTGGCTTATTGCTGGTGTCTCACTTACGCAGACCAGAAGGCAACAAAGGCTTTGAAGACGGTCTGCAAGTCTCTCTTAACTCGTTGCGTGGTAGCCATTCAATTGGCCAGCTCAGCGACATGGTCATTGGCCTAGAGAGAGATCAACAAGGAGATGAGAAGAACAAGACAAGTGTTCGCGTTGTGAAGAACAGGTTCACAGGCGAGACTGGTGTAGCTTGCTGCCTTAAATGGGTCAACGACACAGGCAGGCTGCAAGAAGAGTTCTTCGACGACCCCATACCATTTTAGGAGAGATCATGTTTGAAGCAATGATCGTTGCGTGCCATGTCGGCGCGGCAGCTGCGTGTGTCAAAATCGAAGACAAACGCGGTCCGTACACTACACAAGAAAATTGTGAGGTACGGCTAGGAGAAATGACTACAGACCTCATGGAGATGTGGACGCAGTATGAACTGGCGTTTGTTTTCAAAGGTCATTACTGCACACTGATAAGCAAAGGTAAACCAACTTGAAAATCTTTGATTTAGAGTCTGACGGCTTGTTAGACGATATGACTAAGATACACTGTTTAGCTTATTACGATACAGAAACCAACAAGTTACAAAGTTTTGGCCCAGACGACATAGACAAGGCAGTAGAAGAACTGGCGAAGTCTGATGTCATCTGTGGTCATAACATTATTGGTTTTGATATACCTGCGATAAGGCTGATATATCCAGATTTTAAGCCGAAAAGTGTATTAGATACTTTAGTTTTGTCACGCTTAATTTACCCAAACATTAAAGACAAAGATTTTGTAGATCGTCCTGATGGGATGGATATGAAATTGTACGGTAAACACTCGCTCAAAGCGTGGGGTTTCAGGATCGGTGAGTACAAAGATGATTACTCAGGCGGCTTTGAAAATTACAGCCAAGAGATGATGGACTACATGGTCCAAGACGTGCGTGTGACAACACAACTTTACAACAGATGTATGGAGCAAAACCCAGCTGAAGATGCAGTCGAACTAGAGCATGAGATAGCTCAAGTTTGTGCTGACATAGAAGCTACAGGCTTTGTCTTTAACAAAACAGAAGCAGCCAGTTTGTACGGAACTTTATCGGAGAAACGCGATGTTATTAAAAACAGGATGGAAGAGACCTTTGAGCCTACAGTTGTCCGCCTCAAAACGAAGACAAAGTACATACCGTTCAACCCAGGCTCAAGACAGCAAATCGCAGACAGACTCAAAAGCAAATACGGATGGAAGCCAAAAGAGCTTACACCCGCAGGGCAAGCCAAAATCGACGAAAGCATATTAGATCACTTGCCCTACCCTGAAGCAAAAATGCTTGCTGAATACTTCATGCTGGAAAAGCGAATAGCAATGATAGCAGAAGGCAATCAGGGTTATTTAAAGTTGGTCGATAAAGACAACAAGCTGCGTGGGAGATATATACCTAATGGAGCAGTTTCAGGACGAGCAACCCACTTTGCACCCAACATTGCACAAGTGCCAAGCATGCGGTTGCCTTACGGACGTGAAATACGTTCACTCTTTACCGTGCCCACTGGTTGGTCACTCGTCGGTTGTGACTTGTCAGGTCTCGAGCTCAGATGCCTCGCACATTTTATGGCAAATTGGGACGATGGAGATTATGCAGCCGAGGTCTTGAATGGAGACATCCATACAAAAAACCAAACTGCTGCTGGTCTACCCGATCGAGATGCAGCAAAGCGTTTCATCTACAGTCTAATTTATGGTGCAGGTGACGCTAAGCTGGGTGAGGTAATTGGCAAGGGCAGGCGTGAAGGTAAAGCAATAAAAGAAAACTTCTTTGCCGCTATTCCTGCCATCAAACAGTTGCGTGGTGCAGTCGAGTCTGCAGTCAATAACAGAGGTCATCTGTTTGGCTTAGACGGTCGAAAGCTACACGCACGGTCAGCTCATAGTGCTGTAAACCTGTTGCTACAAAGCGCAGGTGCATTGATTGCCAAACGCTGGCTAGTAATAGCAAGACAAGAATTAAGTAAAGCCGGACTAACGCATGGTTGGGACGGTGATTACGTCTTTTGTGCGTGGGTTCATGATGAAGTCCAAATAGCTACTAGAGAGGAGCATGCCGAGAATGTCGGTAATATCGTTCGAAGAAGCGCGCAAGCAGCTGGAGAAGATTTCAAATTCAAATGCGCAATTGACGCAGAATTCAATATCGGAAGCAGCTGGGCAACTACCCACTAAAGCTGAGCAAAACGCTCTACTAGTTTTAGCTGAGTCTCATTTCAAAGGTTTCACTACAAAGAGCAACTTCGCACGCAAGCACGCTGATGAAGTGGCAATGCTTGCTTGCAGTGGTTTTATAACCAATCACGTAGGTGGAACACAGTGGTCTAACTTATGGAAGGTCACTGCGGAGGGTCTCAGTTTTCTAGCTTTTATGATGGATGAAATTGAGGAAGATGACGAAGAATAACACGTTACTTATTGATGGCGATATGGTCGCCTTTCAGATCACCATCGGCTTGGAGAGAGAAATACAGTGGGACGAAGAAGTCCACACACTTCATAGCCGATGGTCAGACTGCGTAGACATATTCGCAGATTACATGAAAAACATTACGGAGGTGCTAAATGCTAGGCGTTGCATTTTCGCGTTCTCAGGAGCTAATAACTTCAGGAAGGCGGTCTTACCCACATACAAATTCAACCGAAAGGCAACCAGAAAACCACTCTGCTACGCAAGGTTCAGACGCTTCGTTGAAGACGAGTTTGAGTCTAAGGTGCATGATGTGCTCGAAGCAGACGATCTTCTCGGTATTATGGCAACGAATGGTAAGTATGATAACACGATCATCGTCAGTGATGACAAAGACTTGTTGTCGATACCAGGTCGCTGCTACCGACTAAACGAACTGCACAATGTCTCGCTAGAAGAAGCAGACAGAAAACATTTAATGCAGACACTCACTGGTGATGTCGCTGATGGCTACAAAGGCTGTCCAGGTATTGGTGAGAAGAAAGCAGAAGTTATCCTAAAAAATGGTACGTGGAGTGAAGTGCTCAAAGCGTTCGAAGCAGCAAAGCTAACTGAAGAAGATGCGCTGCAGCAAGCACGAGTAGCACGGATCTGTCGTGTCGAAGATTTTGACTTTGTAAAAGGAGACGTCAATTTATGGACACCCTAAGCATTGAAGAACAGCGTGCTGCAGAAGCACAAATGAATACACGTACATGGATTAAACACAAATATGCTGAAGAAGAAGCAGCTCGGCAGAAAAAACACCGATCTGATGTAATAACAAAGCCACAACATTATAACTTTGGTATCGAGCCTGCTGAATTTATGGAAGCACTTGGTATTGCCGAAGACTACTATGCTGGCAATGTTATTAAATACATATCTCGCTATAAGCAGAAAAATGGGATTGAAGATGTGAAGAAAGCACGACAATATTGTAAGATGCTTCTTGATCTACTTGAGACGCAAATTTAACCCCTAACTGGACTGCATTCTCCGTGCAGTTTGTCCAGGTCCCTCAGGCTCACGCCTGGGGGATTTTTTTTCGTTTAAAACACCGCACTTTAGAGATCCTATAAGACCTAAGGTCTTTAGGTATTCCTAAAGTATGAAGAACTAGAACATCTATTAGATAATACCTAAGGAATACTATGGACCTATACGAACAATTTATACACAAATCACGATACGCAAGATACAAGCACAACGAACAGCGTAGAGAACACTGGGAAGAAACTGTCGATCGTTATGTCGACTTCATGCAAATGGAACGCCCAGTATTACCACAAGAAACTTGGGACGAGATCAAGACAGCAATAGTCGACCAAGCTGTCATGCCATCTATGAGAGCCCTCATGACTGCAGGCGACGCCCTGAAGCGTGACAACACTTGTGGTTACAATTGCAGCTATGTAGTTGTAGACGACCCCAAGTCCTTCGATGAGGCTATGTTTATCCTCATGTGTGGCACTGGTGTCGGCTTCTCCGTTGAACGCCAATACATAAATAAATTGCCTGACGTACCTGAGCAGCTATTTGACTCAGAGACCACAGTGATAGTTAGCGACTCTAAGGAAGGCTGGTCCAAAGCATTCCGACAGATCATAGCATTACTCTATTCAGGCGAAATACCAAAATGGAACACAAGCAAGGTAAGACCAGCAGGTGCCAGACTAAAGAAGTTTGGTGGTCGTGCATCAGGTCCACAACCCCTCGAGAATTTATTCGAGTACGCTGTCAACATCTTTAAGCAAGCAGCAGGTCGTAAGCTAAACTCATTAGAGTGCCATGACCTCATGTGTAAGATAGGTGAGATAGTGGTTGTAGGTGGTGTCAGAAGGTCAGCCATGATCAGTCTAAGCAACCTCAGTGACAATAGGATGCGCAAGGCTAAATCAGGTGACTGGTGGAACCTCAATGCCCAAAGAGCCCTTGCGAACAACTCAGTCAGTTATACAGAAAAGCCTGAGCTAACACAGTTCTTGGAAGAGTGGTCATCACTAATCCAATCGAACTCAGGTGAAAGAGGAATATTTAATCGGGTCGCCTCACAGCGGCAAGCAGCGAAGTATGGTAAAAGAAACCCCGAGTATGACTTTGGCACAAATCCGTGCTCAGAGATCATCTTGAGACCATACCAGTTCTGCAACTTAACCGAGGTCGTCGTTCGAGCTGAAGATACTATGGATACTCTCAAACAAAAGGTGAGAGTCGCTAGTATCTTAGGAACGATACAAGCAACCTTCACAGACTTTCCGTATCTACGCAAAGTTTGGAAGAACAATACAGAAGAAGAAAGACTGTTAGGTGTGTCGTTAACAGGCATACTGGACAATAAGATGATGTCTGGCAAAGGTGAGCATAACCAGAATATATTACCTGGTGTGCTCGATAAACTCAGGGAAGTAGCTGAAGAAGCTAATAGCGAAGCAGCAGATCTATTGAACATCCCACCGAGTGCAGCCATTACATGTGTAAAGCCTAGTGGAACAGTGTCGCAATTGGTCAACAGTGCCTCTGGTATCCACGCACGACATAGTAAGCATTACATAAGAACAGTCCGTGGTGATAACAAAGATCCACTGACACAGTTCATGATTGCCGCAGGTGTACCAAGCGAGCCTGACATCACAAAGCCAGAAAATACTACTGTCTTCTCTTTTCCTGTAAGAGCGCCTGACGACTGTATAACAAGAGATGACATGACTGCCA